GCCAGTTGAGCGTGTCTTCGGTAATGCGACTGCAGAATCCTCGATTTTGGGGACTCGGCAATCATTTACTGCGGACACGTATCTTACTTACTTTTGGTACCCGCTTACAAAGCTAAGTACTGAAGTAAGGTATACTGGAGGTATGAACGCTCTATGCGATGGTGCAGGTGCTGCCGCTCAACACTTCGGTGTTAATCTGGCATCATTTGTGCCTACCGTATGGGAGTTACTACCTTACTCATTCCTCGTTGACTATTTTGTTAACGTAGGAGATATCTTGCAAGCGTGTATGGCTAACACTGCGCAAATGTACTATTGTTCTAAGAGTATCATCATTCGCAATAAAACTATTGTTAGTGATGTTACTTATAAGGACAATCTTGCAGGTGCCGGTGGTAACACTACGCGTTTGCAACTGAGTGGTTCGATAGGTAATCCGTCATGCTCCTACTTTGAATACAATCGTTCATGGGTAAACCCTGGATCAATAACACCGTCCTTACGGTTTTATGTCCCCGGGGACTACTCACTGAGGTACGCCAATATGGCGGCACTGATTGCTCAAGGTAGAGGTGTGACAAATTTCTTAACTCATTAACGGAAGTCATAAAATGACAATGGCAATTCCTGGCTCCATCACTGGTGGAGCACAGACGGGTTTTACCACGCCGGGGTATACTACCACGGCTGATAAAGCTCCTGATGTGAACATGAACCAGTCGGCTGTTACTGCCCTTACGGGCACACAGACGGGTGTTCGTGCTCACAGCGTTTCGGATCCCTTTACCATCACGGTGTCTAAGCCGAAGAATGTTCGCATTCTTCCCAGCCCAAATCCCGTAACTGGTAAGTACGGTCCCGTGCCGAGTAATCGGTACGGTATCGTGATCCGAAAGGGTGCGAATTTCGCCGCTAATAATGCTCCGGCCGTCGCTTACGTCAGGTGTTACCTTGACGTTCCCGCTGGCTCGGATGCTTACGATGCAGCGAACGTTCGTGGGATGATTTCCGCGCTAGTCGGGCTGCTTAACAGCATCTCGGCCGGCGTGGGAGATTCTTTGACTACGGGCATCCTGTAGTTCATTGCTGACACCTCTTTCTTAGAGATGACTAACATGGACTATAAGCGCCTTGTGAAGGCAGCTGCTTTTCTCATCCTTGGCGTCTTTCTGGGTAAACCCATTGTAGAGGCTGTGGATGGGGCGGTAACTGTCTATCAGCAGTCAGGTCAGTCTACGGTAAAAACCGCAGATTAACTTGATGTAGTTGAAGATTCCGCCAGTCATGGCGGACCTCCCTTTACACCCTCTTAGGAGACTTTAGTGGTTATTCAACCCGATGCTCTTTATAAGAGCCTTTGTCTTGACTTATCAGATCAGGTAGAAGGTTTATCTTCCCTTTACGGGAAGGGAATCTATCCCCCTGATCTGACGCCCTTTGAGTACTCTGCTCTAAGCATAAGCAACAGCTTTCTGAAAAAGTATTCAGAAGGTACCGCTGCAAATGCCGATGACGTTGCACTCAGAAAGTTCTTACAGTCTAATAATCGCTGTAAGGATTGGGCCTTACACTTGAATACCTCTCTGGATGAGGAATTGTGGTACGGCTTTAAGTCTGCCGTATACGATTTCTTTAACCCAGATGGCTTCGAGTTAGATCTGAGCCCCTGCGCCGTGGTTAATGACGGCGGTGTAGGACCCGGATCTAGCGTGAGTGCGCGCGGCAACGACTTCTATACGAAGTTGTTTGACGGCCCGCTCACGTGTACTAGTCAAGAGCTGTACAATGTGTACAGACGTAACACAATTAGCTTCCCAACTTGGGAGCGTGCTGAAAAGGCACGTTCTCTCAAGTATGGTGAAGGCGTGTTACGCAAAGGCAATCGTCTGAGCTTCGTTCCGAAAATGACCGAGACATCTCGCGTCATTTGCACCGAACCGGTACTCAATATGTGGTACCAGATGGGTGTAAGGCGCAGGTTAGAGAACAGGCTAGCGAGCAAGTTAGGAATTAACTTGTCAACTCAGCCCTACTTTAACCGATGTCTTGCTCGGCTTGGGTCAAATGGTTGGGGTTTCTCAACCATCGATCTTGAGTCAGCTTCTGACTCAATGTCAACTGCAATGTTACGTGAACTCTTGCCTGCTAGTATCTTTAGAGATATGAGCAAGTATAGAAGTCCATTTGTAACGTTGCCTGACCAAAGTGAGCTTGAGCTATCGATGTTTAGTAGTATGGGGAATGCTTTTACGTTCCCCATGCAAACTATACTCTTTAGTCTCATGGTTTGCTCTGTTTATCGCTTTCTCAATATTCCTATTGAGAAAAACCGTCGCCTGAAGAATATATTTTCAGGTAATGGTGATACTTGTCACGGTAACTTCGGGGTATTCGGGGACGACATAGTCTGTCGCAGCAATGCGACTCGCTATTTAATTCGTCTTTTGAATATCTCAGGTTTCCGTGTCAATGAGAGCAAGTCCTTTTTTGAAGGACCGTTTCGAGAGTCTTGCGGCGGAGACTACTATCACGGGCGTTCTGTCCGTGGCGTGTACCTCCGAGGAAACGAACCGCATCGACTCACAGCCACACTAAACCAGCTAGTTGAATTCTCAGCAAGCACTGGGGTATATCTGCCACGCCTGTGCTCTCTTATTAGGGAGTATTTGCGTGGTCGGTTGCTCCATGTGCCTCGCTGGGAAAACGACGATGCTGGATGGAAAGTGCCAGAGAGTTTCATAAGCAG